AGGTTCGTATTCACATGCTGAAGGTTATCAAACAGTAGCTTTAGGTCAACATTCACATACCGAAGGTTATCAAACATATGCTTTAGGTCAAGCTTCTCACGCTGAAGGACTTGCTACTATATCCTCAGGTTCATTTCAGCATGTTCAAGGTCAATATAATAGACATGGAGATGCAACTTCTTTAATGATTGTAGGTAATGGTACTAGTGATAGTACTCGTAGAGATGCATTTAAAGTAAGAATGTCCGGCTCTATAGTACTCCCAACCACTCAATCAGCTGCTCCTTTATGGATAGGTACAGATGGAGAAATTGTTCCTGCAACTGTAGGAGGTCAATATCTCCTTTATATGTGGATGAATGGTGCCTGGAGATCAGGGTCATTTGTATAATATTTATAACAAAATATATTAATGAGATTATTTTCCCCTATCATAACCGGATCTTTAGATGTTACAGGCTCAGCATCTATAACTGGTTCTTTATTCGTAAAGAGTGATTCTAATGATATTTTTCTCATTAAAAATGCAAATAATACTACTGTTTTAGCAGTATCTCAAAGTGGGATAGTAATCTTCTCTACCCAATCTCAGGAGCTTGTAGGTCCTGCTCCAAACGGTGGAATTTATTTCACATCTTCATCATTTTTTATTGGCCTTGATTAGAGGTAACATATGTATAATAAAACAACTAAATAAAAAAATAATATGGCAACTTGGAAAAAAGTCATTGTCTCGGGTAGTGCAGCAAATCTATCATCTTTACAAGTAGACAATTTAACTTCCGGTCAGGTAGTAATTGGTGGTGGTACAGGTAACTTATCATCTACAGCAGTTAATGGTACCGGAAACATCGTAGCAACTACTGCTGCATCAGGATTATCTCACTCTGGTTCATTTAGTGGTTCATTTACAGGTACTTTTGTTGGTACTACTAATTTACCTGATTTAACCCAAGGTACTGGTATTACAGCATTTACTTATGATGGTGGTGCTACCGCAACAGTAGCAGTAAGTGGTGCATCTGCTTTAAGTACTAATGCTCTTACAAAATGGACAGGTACAGCATTTGCAAACTCCTCATTAACTGATAATGGCACAGCAATTACAGGTACTACATCATTACAATTATCAGGAGCTAACTCAAGCCTTTCAGGATCATTTAGTGGTTCATTCTTTGGTAATGGTGCTGGCTTAACAGGTGTTACCGCAACTCCTATATTCCCAACCACTGCTAAAACTGATTTAACTAGTACTGATCAATTCTTTATCAATGATGGTGCTAACAAATATGTTACTTATGGTAACTTATTAACAGATTTAGCTGGTACTAATTTAGCGGTTGAAGGTACTGATAGTTTAACATTAGCTACTACTATTACAGGTATTACTTCAATTTCATCAACTAACTTTACAGGTTCATTACTTGGTAATGTTAATGGTACTGCAAGTTGGGCTAGTAATGCTGTAAGTGCTTCGTTTGCTACTACTGCTACATCTGCTACTACTGCTACTACAGCATCATATGTTTTAAATGCAGTAAGTGCTTCATTAGCAGCTACTGTTTCAAGTATTGCTAACAATGTTACTAATAATACTAACAATTACGTATTAACAGCAACAGGTGGTGGTTCAATTAACGGTGAATCTAATCTACAGTTTGATGGTACCACTTTAACAGTAACAGGTAACCAAGTATTAACTGGTAATTTAGTAGTACAAGGTACAGCTTCATTCCAACAAACAACTAACTTAGAAGTAGCAGATAGATTCGTATTGTTTGCTTCAGGCTCAACAACAGCTGGCGATGGTGGTATTGTTGTTCAACAAACTACTCAAAACGTAGGTGAATTATTTGCATATGAAAACTCAATTAACCGTTGGGGTTTCACATCATCATTCAACGCCTCTTCTCCTTCATATACAGCAGCAGCTTTTGTAACCACAACCGAAACATCAACATCTGCTCCATCAGCCGCTCCAATATATGGTGGTGCAAGTAATGGATTTGGTAATATTCATGTTAATACATCAACAGGAGACATATTTATCTATTCTTAATAAAAATATAATTAAATGGGGTAGACTAAGGTCTACCCCTATTTTTTAAAATTAATTGTTATGAGCATTCTAGACAGAATTACCCCAAAACCTCAACAACCCGAAGTATCTCCAAATCAACTTTCTAAACAAGAAATAGAAGTTTTACTTTCTATGATTAAACGTACAACTTTCCTTGGAGAAGATTTAGAATCTTTATATAATTTAGTCATTAAATTGCAAGAACAATATCTAGAACTGACTAAATAATAAAATATGAACTTATTTTCTGTAGATTTTTCCCACGCCGAATTAAATTTTATTCGACAAGCACTTGAAACCGTTCCTATTCAAGGACGTGATGCTAAATTTTGTGCTTCTATTCAGATAAAACTAGAACAGGAGTTAGATGAAATTACCCAAATGATTAAAGCTGAAGAAGAAGCAAAAATATTGGGTCTCCAACAAATGATTCAACATGAAGACGCAAAAACTTTAACCAGGAAAAAACAATAATATATTTATTACTGTATTATAGGCCCAAAAGGGAAGTGGACACAGCATATTCTGTGCAACCAACCGTAATAAACATATAAATGCCAAATTGGAAAAAAGTCATAGTATCGGGCTCTAATGCTGCCCTAAATTCTTTAAATGTAACAACTAGCATTACAGGCTCTACAGCCCTTTTTACTTCAATCCCTTCAGGAACAACAGAAACCAATATTGTTGTATTAACAGCAGATGGTGATTTAAGATATAGAAATAATTTAAGTTTACAAGGTGCACAAGGTACAACTGGAACCCAAGGAACTACAGGAACTACTGGTGCTCAAGGTACTACTGGTACACAAGGTACAGTAGGAACACAAGGCGCAACTGGAGCTCAAGGAACCACAGGTGCACAAGGTATAACTGGAACACAAGGTACTACTGGAGCACAAGGAGTAACAGGAACCCAAGGTACAACTGGAACAACTGGTGCACAAGGTACAACTGGTGCTACTGGTTCACAAGGTACAACTGGTGCTACTGGTTCACAAGGTGCTACTGGTGCTACTGGTTCACAAGGAGCTACTGGAGCACAAGGATCAACAGGTACACAAGGAGCTGTTGGTACACAAGGAGTTACTGGAACACAAGGTGCTACTGGTTCACAAGGCGCAACTGGAGTACAAGGAACAACAGGTGCTACTGGAGCTCAAGGTACTACTGGTGCAACAGGATCTCAAGGTGCAACCGGAGCTACTGGTTCACAAGGAGCTACTGGAGCACAAGGAACTACTGGTACTCAAGGTGCTGTAGGTTCACAAGGAACTACTGGAGCACAAGGAACTACTGGAGCACAAGGAACAGTTGGTACACAAGGAACAACCGGAAACACTGGAGCACAAGGAACAACAGGAGCAACAGGATCTCAAGGTGCAACCGGAGCTACTGGTTCTCAAGGTACAACTGGAGCTCAAGGTACAACAGGAACTCAAGGAACAGTCGGTACACAAGGTACAACTGGAGCACAAGGAGCTACTGGGTCACAAGGAACCGTCGGTACACAAGGTACAACTGGTGCTACTGGTTCACAAGGAACTACCGGAGCACAAGGTATACAAGGTGGTACTGGAGCAACCGGCTCACAAGGTACAACTGGAGCCCAAGGTACCGTTGGTACTACTGGTGCACAAGGAACTACTGGAACACAGGGTACACAAGGCGTTACTGGTGCACAAGGAGGAACAGGAGCACAAGGAACTACTGGAACACAGGGTGCAGTTGGTACACAAGGTACAACTGGAGCACAAGGAATTACAGGAACACAAGGTACAACTGGTGCACAAGGTACAACAGGAACACAAGGAAATGATGGTTCATTTGGTGGTGCTACGTTTGATTACACCTACGATACTTCCACAGCAGCATCAGATCCTGGTACTGGTAAAGTACGATTAAATAACGCAACTGAAAACGTTGCTACTGCGATGTATATTGATTCTACTACGGATCAAGGTGCAAATATAGATTCATTTTTAAATACAATTAATGCTGTATCATCAGCTATAAAAGGATATGTTAGAATTGCAAATAGAACAGATGCAACTCAATTCCTATTATTCCAGATATCAGCATTAACTAATAATACAGGTTGGTGGACATTAACTGTCACTAACCAAGCATTTTCTGCTGCATCACCATTTACAAATGCTGAAGACATTATAGTATCTTTTGTAACTACTGGTGATAAAGGTGCACAAGGAACAACAGGTACACAAGGCGTTACTGGTGCACAAGGAACAACTGGAACACAAGGTACAGTTGGTACAACAGGTGCTCAAGGTACTACTGGAACACAAGGTACAGTTGGAGCTACCGGATCACAAGGTGCTACTGGAGCACAAGGTACAACAGGAACACAAGGAGTTGTTGGTACACAAGGTACAACCGGTGCACAAGGCGCAACAGGTGCACAAGGAACTACTGGTACAACAGGTGCACAGGGTGCTACTGGAGCTCAAGGAACTGTAGGTACTACTGGTACACAAGGAACAACTGGAGCTACTGGTTCGCAAGGAGCTACTGGAGCACAAGGAACAACTGGGAATACGGGTGCTCAAGGAACTACAGGTACACAAGGAACTGTAGGTGCAACAGGATCTCAAGGTGCAACCGGAACAACAGGTGCACAAGGAGCAACAGGTACACAAGGAGCTGTTGGTACCCAAGGTACTACTGGAGCAACAGGAGGAACTGGAGCACAAGGTGCTACTGGAGCACAAGGTACTACTGGTAACACTGGAGCACAAGGTACAACTGGAACACAAGGAACTGTAGGTGCAACAGGATCTCAAGGTACTACTGGAACTACTGGAGCCCAAGGAACAACAGGTACACAAGGAGCTGTTGGTGCTACTGGAGGAACAGGTACTCAAGGTGCTACTGGATCTCAAGGAGTAACAGGAATACAAGGAACTACTGGAAATACTGGTGCACAAGGAACAACTGGAGCACAAGGAACTGTAGGTGCTACTGGTGCACAAGGAACTACTGGAACTACTGGAGCCCAAGGAGCAACAGGTACACAAGGAGCTGTAGGTACTCAAGGTGCTACTGGAACGCAGGGTGCAGTTGGTACACAAGGTACTACTGGTGCACAAGGAACTACTGGAACACAAGGCATCCAGGGTATTACAGGTGCTACTTCTTATGCACTACCCGAAACCGCAGGATCAGCTTCTTGGATCAAACTTGGTACTTGGTCTACATCGCAACAAGGACAATCACTTTACATTCAAATTGTAGCTAAAAGTGGTTATAATGCTGATACTACTCAAAACCAAGTTACTGAATTATATTTTAAAACATCTAATGGTTCTAGTAATCAAGGTGGTTTTTATGGTGATGGATTAGCCTTTAGAAATACATCATTAGGAACTAACAGTGCGTCTCCTTCTACAATCAGAGTTGTCCAGGTTAGTACTACTTCATATGAAGTCTATGGAAACTTCAGTACATATACTGGTTATGGTTCATTATATGCAGTTTTAAACTCACCAAGTACAACTTGGACAAATAGCTCAACAACAGTATCTACTCCAACCGGTACTTACATAGATATATCTCCTAGTACCGCAATAGGTCCTCAAGGTATAACTGGAGCACAAGGTACTACTGGAACACAAGGTGCTGTAGGTACTACTGGAAATACTGGTGCACAAGGAGCAACAGGTGCACAAGGTACTGTTGGTACAACTGGTACACAAGGAGCAACAGGTGCACAAGGAACTGCTGGTACTAATGGTACTCAAGGAACTACTGGAGCACAAGGTATAACTGGAGCACAAGGGGTACAAGGTAGACAAGGTATTACTGGTACAAATGGTACTCAAGGTGCTACTGGAGCACAAGGAACAGTAGGTACAACAGGAACTCAAGGAGCAACTGGAGCACAAGGAACAACTGGAGCAACAGGAGGAACAGGTACCCAAGGAGCAACAGGTGCACAAGGAACAACTGGAGCAACAGGAGCAACAGGTGCACAAGGAACTACTGGAGCAACTGGATCTACCGGAGCACAAGGAACAACTGGAGCCCAAGGTACAACAGGAACTGGTACCCAAGGAACAACAGGTGCACAAGGTGCAACTGGAGCGGCATCAATTACAAATAATACAGATAATTATGTTCTTACAGCAACAGGTGGCTCATCAATTAATGGTGAAGCTAATTTAACATTTGATGGTAGCACTCTTGCATTAGTTGGTAATACTGAATTAAATGGAAATTCAAATTACCTTAGATGGATGAGTAGTGGAACAACTTTTTATGCTGGTGGTGTTGATATCAGTGCAATAAGTGGTGGCCCAGTCGTTAGACAAGGTGTAAGTTCAGTTAATAGATACCCAGATTTACAAAACTGGACTGATCAAGTTTATTTTAATGGGTTAATAATTGGCCAAGTTGATGTTTCTGCAGCAGGTGCTGTATCCCCAGGCCAACTTTTACATTTAACTACAGGTAATACATGGGAAGCTGCAGATGCAGATACCCAATCTGCAACTAAGTTATTAGGCATATGTGTTGAAAGCGCTGGTGCTGAAGGTATAACTACTGTTTTATTAAACGGTATATATTCAACAGTATACCATGACCAATTAGGTACAGCAACCTCAGGTACTCCTTTATATGTTTCTACAACAAATACTGGATATGTAACTGAAACTGCTCCAACACAAACCGGTGATTTTGTTAGATTAATTGGACATAATATTTTCGACGCATCTGATGCAGTAATTGTAAGATTTGACCCTGATAATACTTGGATAGCATTATAATAATATAGATTATGCCTTCAATTAACGGAATAGATTTTAATAACATTAGTTTATTAAACGGAGTTTCTTGGAGCTCCGTTTCGAACATTGGTGGTGTTCCAGTTACCCATGCCCCAACTTGTACACCTATAGCATTAGGTTACTCAGATGGAAGAAGAGATCCAATGGAAGCAGCATGTACTAATTTTCCTATTGTTTGGGACCAAGATTCTTCTACTGGAGCATTATATATCCCTGGACAATGTGGTGTTACTTATGCCCCTACAGGATTTTATTCAGATGGTACAACAATCTATTTTTATGATGGGGCAAATAGTTTTTTTCCTGTTGGTTCGTGTCCAAGATAATTTGGATATTTAAAATATTTATCATACATTCAACGTATGAATTCAAATTTTGTTAAAAAGGTTTTAAAAAATAATGGTTCTATCCATCCCATTATTATCCCCGCTGATCAAACAAATGGAACAGGGTTAATGAATCCCTCTATTTACAATGACAATGGCAAACTTATAATGAATTTACGCCATGTAAATTATACATTATACCATTGTGAAGGAGAACAATTATATATCAATCGTTGGGGCCCATTAGCATACCTAAATCCCGAAAATGACCTACATTTACGTACAACAAATTATTTTTGTGAAGTAACTGATGATTTAGAAGTTAAATCATTTACAAAAATTGATACTTCAAAATTAGATGTACCACCTATTTGGGAATTTGTTGGATTAGAAGATGGACGTTTAGTTCGTTGGAACGATAAATTATATATCTGTGGTGTTAGACGAGATACTACCTCACATGGTGAAGGTAGAATGGAGATGTCTGAACTTGAAATAAAAGATGGTAAAGTTCGAGAAGTAAAACGTAGTCGTATTAAACACCCATATGATCAATCATCTTATTGTGAAAAAAATTGGATGGTTGTCAATGATATGCCTAACCATTTTATGAAATGGACTAATCCTACTGAATTAGTAGAGGCAAATCCTGAAACACTTGAATGTTTTCAACGAGTTGTAAAACCCGGAACTGGACAACATCAAGATATGAGAGGTAGTTCACAAATTATTCCATATAAAGGAAAACGTATTTGTGTTATCCATGAAGTTGATTTATTTAAAAATAAACTTGGACAAAAAGATGGAAAATATACGCATCGCTTTGTAATCTGGGATAAAGATTGGAACATTGAACACATTTCAGAACCGTTTAGTTTTATGGATGGTGAAGTTGAATTTTGTTGTGGACTAACAGAACATAAAGATGATTTACTTATTACATTCGGATTTCAGGATAATGCTGCTTATATTTTAAGAATGCCTCAAACATTCTTTGATCAATATATTGAATCAGAAAAAAAATCACTTGAATTTAATTGGGGAGAAATTGCTGAAAATAAATGGTTTCAAGAAACAGTTACTGAAGAAATTTTTATTCGTGAAGACTATACAGAAAAATTTCCAATTGAAAAAGATGATATTGTTTTAGATATTGGAGCATCGGTGGGTCCATTTACATTTTCAATTTTAGATAAACAACCAAAACATGTTTATTGTTTTGAACCAAAGAAAACGCTATTTGATACAATGGTTCAAAATATTGGAAATAATCCCAATGTTACATTAATTAATAAAGGTATAAATAATGTAGATGGTGAAACCGAATTTAAAGGCTTATATTTTTCAGATGTTGTAGAAACTCATGGTAGAACTGCTATCGCAGATGCTATTACATTTGATACTTTTTTAGAAGAATATGAAGTTTCACAAATTGATTTTATGAAAATTGATTGTGAGGGTGGTGAATATGATATTTTTACTACAGAACGTTTACCTTGGATCAAACAAAACGTTAAAAAGATTGTAGGTGAATGGCATTTAGCTACCCCTGAACTAAAAGAAAAATTCAGAACGTTTAGAGATACTTATTTAAAACAATTCCATACGTTTGATGTTTATTCATGGGATGGAGTAGATATTAAGTGGGATTTATGGAACGATCATTTTATTGATTACTATAACGAAATTACACTTTATATTGATAATCGTAGATCTGAGAAAAAAGAATATTGGCGATTAACTTCGTTACCAACCTTAGAGTTTACTACATCAATCCCACCAAAAGGATGTGTAATTGATTGTGCATTTTGTCCTCAACGAACATTGTTAAATGTTTACAAGGCAGATAAAACAATGACATTTGAAAACTTTAAAAAAGTAATAGATAAATTACCTAAAGAAGTACGTGTAACATTCTCCGGATTCACTGAACCATGGTTAAATAAACGCTGTACAGATATGCTTATTTATGCTTCACAACAAGGTCATCCTATAGCAGCATTTACTACAGGTGTAGGTATGACAGTTGAAGATGTAGAACGCATTAAAGATATTAAATTTGATGGTGGAGAAAATGGTGGTTTATGTTTACATATCCCTGACCAGGAACTTATTGCTAAACATCCAATTACACCTCGCTTAATTGAAGTATTTGAACGTTTTAAAGAACTTGAAAACCATATAGAAAACTTTTACGTTATGTGTATGGGAGAAGTTCATGAAAGTGTTAAACATTTATGGCCTGAAGTACATGTTCCTACATTTTGGTCTAGAGCAGGTAACCTATTAGGCGAAGCCATCATTAAACCCGAACTAGAAAAATATAAAGACCGATTCCAGCACATGGATCATGGTGATAAACCTATGACTTGTGGTTGTGTTGAAGATTTATACCATAATGTTGTATTACCTAATGGAGATGTTTCATTATGTTGTATGGATTACGGTTTAAAACATATTTTAGGAAATATATTTGAACAAGATTATGAAGATGTAATTCCTAGACCACTACAATGTTTTTCCTTATGTCAAGGATGTGAAAATGCAGTATCACCTGATAAAAAATAATTATGACACTACAATATTGGTTACAAAAATATATAAAAGATCCTAAAAATCAATCAATTAACTTTAATTTGGGGTGGAGTTATGAACAACAAGGTCAAACAGCATCCGCTGCTGGTTTTTATCTTCGTAGTACTGAATTTGGACATGATAAAAATCTTCAATATGAAGCATTAATGCGAATGGCATTATGTTTTGAAAAACAAGGTAATCGTATATTTACTATTAAAGGTATTTTATTACGAGCTATATCCATTTTACCTAAACGCCCAGAAGCATATTTTTTACTATGTAGAATATATGAACGAAATAAAGATTGGCAGGAAGGTTATACTATGGCTGTAACATCGCACGAATTTGCTACTGATGAACCTAATACAGTAACCGATGTAGAATATCCTGGTAAATTAGGATTTACATTTGAAAAAGCCGTATGTGCATGGTGGATTGGGTTATGGAATGAATCATTAGATTTATTTAAAGAATTAAAAGATAAAGACTTACCAGAGATATATAAAACAGCTATTAATAGTAATTTGAATAATTTACAAGCCTGACAATATTTATAATAAAATATTTAAATGGCAAACACATTACAGAAAATATTTACTCCTACTGTAGATGAGGTAGTACAAAACTATACTATTCAATCTTGGCATGTTTCTCAATCAGTAGATGCATTTACTGGAACTGAAGCTTATGATATTACATTATCCGGGTCTTTAGTTGTAACAGGTTCTGTTGCTATCAATGGACTATCTAATGTACCTCAAAACAGTGTTTTATTATATGATGATGTTACTGGATTAGTATATTATACTGCATCATCTGCTTTTGCCGTTAATAACTTTTATACAAGTAGTATTACTCAAAGTATTACAAGCAGTACAGTAAACAATACTATTAACAACAGTACTATTAACCAAACTATTATCAGCAGTAGTGTAAACAATGTTGCTCCTTCTGATCAATATGTCCAATATAATAGTGCAAGTGCTTTTGGAGCAAGTATAAGTTTCCAATATGTTTACCCAAGTGAAAGTTTACAGCATGGTAGTGGACCATCAGCTCTTGGAAATTATTCCCATGCAGAAGGAAAAGATACCCGTTCAACTGGAGGTGCTTCTCATGCTGAAGGATTCGGTACTTTAGCTAGTGGTCTTTATTCACATGCTGAAGGATACTTTACAACAGCATCAGCTGAGCTTTCTCATGCTGAGGGATGGCAAACTAAAGCAATAGGTCATCATTCACATGCTGAAGGAAATGGTGCTAGAGCAACAGAATCTGGTTCACATGCCGAAGGAGCATCAACACAAGCAATAGCAAATGCTTCCCATGCTGAAGGAGGAGTTACTGTTGCCGCTGGGGGATTTTCACATGCTGAAGGATACCAAACAAGAACATCAGGAATAGCTTCACATGCTGAAGGACATCTTTCAATTGCACTTGGAAATTATTCTCATGCTGAAGGATATGCTACAACAGCATCAGCAGACTATTCTCATACTAATGGATTAGGAACTACAGCAGGTGGAACTTACCAACACATTGCTGGAGCTTATAATTTATCTTCAGCAAATGCTTCGGCATTTATTGTAGGAAATGGAACAAATAATGCTTCAAGATCAAATTTAATATTTGCTTCTGGCTCTACATTCCAAGTTACTGGATCAGTAGCTCTTACTCAAAACTTAACTGTAGGTGGAGGATATAGACCAAATACCCGCCAAACAGACTCAGCATTAGACCCAACACTTTTAGTTACTGATCATGTAGTATTTGTTGCTCCATCTTCACCTGGGGGAATTATTTATCTTCCAGCGTCACCAGTAGCAAATATGCAAATAGTAATAATGAGAACTGAACTCACACCTTCATTTACTGTTCAGCCATTAGGTGGATTCCTTATAAATGGTCTTTCATCTTATGCATTCCCAAATACAGCGTTTACTAGAAAAACATTTACTTTCTTTGGAAGTAGATGGTGGGTCGATTCAAATTAATTTGTAATTTATTAAACTATATAATACATGTCAATCGTTTCAGAAAAAAAGTTCTTAACAGAAGAAGAATTAACAACATTAAAAGAAATTCAATCAAATACCCGTGCTCTTATTTCTGAGTTAGGTGAAATTGAATTAATTAAAATTCAAGTAGAAAATCGCCACAATAATGCAAAACAATTTTTAAACGACTTATCTGCTAAAGAAAAAGAATTTACTGATTCTATGCTTACTAAATATGGACGAGTTAATATCAACCCAGAAGACGGTGAAATTACCTTGATTAATTAATCTGGGTTGAAATACACCATATTTATAATAAAATAATTTATAATGGCAGAAACAATTGTCTCACCTGGTGTATTAGCAATAGAGAACGACCAATCATTTGTAACTCAACAACCTGTACAAGCAGGTGCTGCTATCATTGGCCCAACCGTTAAAGGTAAAGTAGGAATTCCTACTCTAGTAACTTCATATAGTGATTATTTAAATAAGTTTGGTGCTACTTTTTTAAGTGGAAGTACTACTTATACTTATTTTACTTCTATTGCTGCTTATAACTATTTTAATAGTGGTGGAACTTCACTTTTAGTAACTCGTGTTGTAACTGGATCATTTACTTCTGCTACTTCATCTTTAATTCCTTCATCAACAGCAGCTACTTCAGCATCTGCTACTCTTGATTTAACTAATGCAGTAACAGTTGCTTATACAGCTTCATTTAATGGTATAGATGTAATCCTTTCAGGATCAACAACTCAAGAAGTATTTAATAATGCTACATCTTCAGGTGTAATTCCATCCAACCCAACTAACTTTTACACAAATACAACTATTAATAGTAGTGCTTCATTTAATGCTCCTACTATGACTATAACTTCCACTAACCCAAATGGTTTAGCTGGAAATTCATCTTACTACATTTCAGGAAGTACAATTGTGTATTATACTGGTGGTACAAACACTGAAGCATTTATCCTAGAGACCATATCTGAAGGAGAAATCATGAATAGTACTGGCCCAGTAGGTCAAAACAATACCCTTCTTTCAGGATCAAGTGAAAACTATAGATGGCAGATTACTTCTCCTAATGTAAATGATGGAACATTTTATCTTTTAATTCGTCAAGGAAATGATACTGTTATTTCTCCGTCTGTTTTAGAATCATGGGGTCCATTATCTTTAGATACGAACTCACCAAACTATATCGAAAAAGTAATAGGTAATCAAGTTGAAACAATTCAATTTGATCCTTCAACAGGTGAATATTATGTTGAATTGGTTGGAAATTATGCCAATGTTTCAAAATATGTTAGAGTAAAACAAGTAAATACTCCAACACCAAATTACTTTGACAATAATGGAATCCCTAAACCAGAATTTACAGGTTCAATTCCATATTTTTCAAGTGGTTCTTTTGGTGATGCTACAGGAAAATTATTCTATGGAGGTGACAACAAATATTATGAAACTATCACAACTACCAATAATATCCAAGGTATCCCAGCTAGTGCATATACTGAATCTATTTTATTATTAGCTAATAAAGATGCATATAACTATAATTTATTAGTTGCTCCTGGGTTAATATCTAGTATGGGTGGTGTAGCTGCTTCTGCTATTACTTCTATGATTGACACTGCTCAAAATAGAGGTGATATGATGGTAGTATTTGATTCTTCATTATATAACTCTCAAATCGGTAGTGTATTATCTAATGTTGCCGGGTATGATACTTCATATGCTGCTACTTACTGGCCTTGGGTTAAAACAATTGATCCAAATACAGCTAATCAAGTTTGGGTACCTGCGTCTGCTGTAGTTCCTGGAGTATATGCTTTTAATGATAATGTTGCTGCTCCTTGGTTTGCTCCTGCAGGTATTAATAGAGGAGTATTAACTACTACTATTCAAGCAGAACGTGTATTAACTCAAAATAATAGAGATACATTATATCAAGCAAATATTAATCCTATTGCTACTTATCCTAATACTGGTATAGTAGTATTTGGACAAAAGACATTACAAAAGAAAAAAAGTTCTTTAGACCGTATTAACGTACGTCGTTTATTGATTGAACTTAAAAGCTATATTTCTCAAGTTGCTGATACATTTGTATTTGAACAAAATGATGCTGTTACTCGTAGTAATTTTTCATCTATTATCAGTTCATATTTAGCATCTGTTCAACAGCAACAAGGTTTAACCGCGTTTAGAGTGGTAATGGATGAATCTAACAACCCACCTCAAGTAGTAGATAATAATCAAATGGTAGGACAAATTTATTTACAACCTACTAGAACAGCTGAATTTATCATACTTGATTTCAATATATTACCTACTGGTGCAACATTTCCTGTTTAATAGCACATTTTAAGGAAATTTTAGATATTTATAATAAAAAATACGATGGCAAATTTCACAACTTCTCCTGGAGTAGCAATTAGCGAAATAGACAACACTTTCTTAACTGGCCAACCAGTACAAGCAGGTGCTGCTATTATAGGCCCTACAGTTAAAGGCCCATATGAAAAACCAGTACTTGTAACAACTTATTCAGACTTTGTAACATTGTTTGGAGATACTTTTATTAGTGGTGGTAACTCTTATTCTTATTTAACTTCAATTGCTGCTTACAATTATTTTAATTATGGAGGAACTTCATTATTAGTTGCTCGTGTAGCAAGTGGTTCTTATTCGTCTGCAGTTAGCACCCCAATTCCTAATATTTTTACCTCTTCATCTTTTTCTTTAGAAACGATTTCTGAAGGAGTTCTTATGAATAACTCAGGTTCAAATACACTTGGAGCTTCAGGATCATTAAACTCAGGATCAGTTGCTAATATTCGTTGGGAAATTACAAATGCTAACACTGGTTCAGGTACATTTAACGTATTAATTAGACGTGGTAATGATATTGAGTCTAATAAAGTAGTATTAGAGGCATGGAATAATTTAACATTAGATCCAAATTCAAACCGCTATATTTCTAGAGTAATTGGTGATCAAAAACTTCAATATAATTCTACTACACAACAAATGGAATTATCTGGAAGCTTTCCAAATAATTCAAAATATGTTCGTGTAAAATCAGTTAATTATCCTACACCAAATTATTTTGATGCAAATGGTGTTGCAATAGTAGCCTATACAGGATCTATCCCAGTAAATGGTAGTGGTTCAGCTGGTGGGTCATTTAGAAATGCTGGAGGAGATGTAAGTGGTTCAATTAAATTATATGATGAAATTGGTGTTAATACACAAGGATTAATAGGTGATGATTATAATAATATGATTACACTTTTAGGTAATCCTGAAGAATATCAATTTAACGTATTATTTACTCCTGGTCTATTAAACGATACTCATACAGAACAAGTTACAAATATTATCTCAAATACAATTGCAAGAGGTGATAGTATGTATGTGATGGATTTAGGAATATACGGTACTAAACTTCCAGAAGCAGTAACACAAGCTCAAATGCGTGATACTTCATATGCTGCTACTTATTGGCCTTGGGTTCGCATCATTGACCCAGGAACAGGAAAACATGTTTGGGCTCCAGCTTCAACCGTAATTCCAGGTGTATATGCATTTAATGATAAAGTAGCTGCTCCTTGGTTTGCACCAGCAGGTATTAACCGCGGTGGATTAAGCACAGTTCTTCAAGCTGAATATAAACTTACACAAGGTAATCGCGACACATTATACAGCAATAATATTAACCCAATTGCAACACTCCCTCAACAAGGTGTAGTAGTATATGGTCAGAAAACACTACAAAAAGCTCAATCTGCTCTTGATCGTGTAAACGTACGTCGTTTAATGATTGAATTGAAAGCTTATATCAAACAAATTGCAGATACAATTGTATTTGAACAAAATACTATTTCTACAAGAAATTCATTCTTATCAAGAGTTAACCCATACCTAGAAGCAATTCAACAAAAACAAGGATTGTATGCCTTTAGAGTTGTAATGGATGATTCAAATAATGGACCAGCAGTAATTGATCAAAATCAATTAGTAGGACAAATTTATATTCAACCTACCCGCACAGCTGAATTCATTTCGTTAGACTTTATTTTACAACCAACAGGTGCTCAATTCCCTGTATAAAAAAATAAAAAACGGAATATTTATAATAAATTAAAATAGAAGCAAAATGCCAATTCTAAATCCAAACGAAATATTTTTCACAGCGTTTGAACCTAAACAATCCAACCGTTTTATCCTTTATATGGATGGTGTCCCTGCATACTTAGTAAAAGGAGTAGGTGCTGTATCTTTAACACAAACTGCAGTTGCTCTTAACCATATCAACATCCAACGATATGTAAAAGGAAAAACTATTTGGAACACGATTCAATTTACATTATATGAATCAATTACTCCAAGTGGTGCACAAGCAGTAATGGAATGGGTACGTTTAGGTCACGAATCAGTAACAGGCCGTGACGGTTACTCAGATTTCTATAAAAAAGATATCCGATTCAACGTATTAGGTCCTGTAGGTGATATCGTTTCTGAATGGGTAATTAAAGGAGCAGTTATTACAGAAGCTAACTTCGGTGATTATAGCTGGGATGATGATGGTCAAGCAGTAAATATCCAAGTAACTGTACAACCTGACTACTGTATCTTGAACTACTAAGAACAAAACAACAAAGTATATAAAAGCTCCAAAGAAATTTGGGGCTTTTCTTTTTCTTTTATATATTGTACTTATGAAAAAATTAATTGCACTTTTATTATTAGCTAATATAGGATATAGCCAATATTGTCCATCTTTAGGACCTGATCAAATATTACCTTGTGGTATAGGATCAACTACTTTAACCGCAAATTTAAGTCAATGTGGTACAGGAACAAACCCTAATCAAACAACAAATTATAGTGCAAGCCCAATTGCATATACAAATCAAACCAATACAGGAACTCAGTTATTCATGACTGATGATTCTCAGCAAGGCCCATTTAATATTGGATTTACATTTTGCTTTTTTGGACAAACATATACACAATTTTATGTAGGTTCAAATGGGTGGATTTCATTTTCCCCAGGCCAACCAACAACATTTACTACTCAAACAATTCCTACAGGTAATTTTTTAGTGCCTAAAAATTGCATTATGGGTCCTTGGCAAGATTGGCATCCTGGTGTTGGAGGACAAATTAGATATCAAACTAGTGGGGTTGCACCTTGTAGAAAGTTAACAGTAAGTTGGACAAATATGCCAATGTTTAGTTGTACAGGAAACCAAGGTACATTTCATATTATAATTTATGAATCATCTAACTACATCGAAAACTATATTCAAAATAAACCAGCTTGTTTGCAATGGCAAGGAGGCACAGCAACTCAAGGAATTCATAATGCTGCAGGTACTATAGGAATTGCTGTGCCTGGTAGAAATTCAACTGCTTGGACTGCAACAAACGACGCATATAGATGGACACCAACAGGTCCTGTAGTTGTACCTACTTTAACATGGTATCAAGTAGGTAATCCAAATCCAATTGGAACAGGTCCTACTATTAATGTAACTCCAAATGGACCAACTCAATATACTTGTCATTTAACATACCCAATTTGTAATGCTGGTTGGTCTGCTTGTAATGGAGGAGCTAGTTTAGGTCCTGATACTGTATTAGTTGTACCTGGTCCTCCAATTCCGTCAACTGGACCTATTAGTGGATTAGATACTATATGTTATTTAAGTTCATATGAAATGTATAGTGTTCCCTCTCAACCTACTTACAATTACCTTTGGAGTAGTGTTGCTCCTATCACTTCAGGACAAGGAACTAATATCATTACAGTAGATTTTAGCTCATTTCCTGGAGGATTTATTCCTGGAGCTATTCAAGTAACTCCTGAAGAAAATGGATGTACTGGATTGCCTGTAACTATTGATTTATTTATTTTAAATGTTTTACCTACAATTGATCCTATAGGACCATTTTGTGAATACGACGAATTTGTTACTTTAAACGTAAATCCTGTTGGAGGAATACTTAGTGGTGTAGGTATTACAGGTAATGATTTTTACCCTTCAAACGCAATAGGAACTAATGTTATTAATTATGAATATACTTTAAGTGGATGTACATTTGATACAACAACAACAGTAATAGTTAACCCTCAACCAACTCTTGATTCAATTTCTCCATATAATCCATTTTACCAAGTTTGTGAAGGTGATTCTATTGTAACTCTATTTACTGCTTTATCAAATTTACCTGGATATAACGAATGGACATTCATGGGAACAACATATCAACAAGATGATATTTCTATTTCATTTGAAACCCCAGGAATGTTTCCTTTATCAGTAATTCATTATTCAAATGGGTGTGTTTCACCTGTTCAAGAAACAATAATTACAGTAGCACGTTGTCCTGAATTATTATTTTATGTTCCTAATTCATTTACACCTGATGGAAATGAACATAATAATGTTTTTCAACCTGTATTTACAAATGGATTTGATCCATATGATTTTTATTTAGTAATATTTAATCGTTGGGGAGAATTAATATATGAATCATATAATTCTGCAGAATATTGGGATGGAACATATAATAATATACCATGTCCTGTAGGATCATATACATATAAAATCCAATTTGGTTTTAAAGAAACGGATAATGATCAAGTAATAATAGGAAATATCAATCTTGTTCGATAGGCCAATATTTATAACCATATGAAACTAGATAGTTTACGTACGTTAGTTAAAGAGGAGCTTAGTAAGCGACTAAATGAGGAATACCAAGACAAATTCAAAATGGTAG